TGGGCTAGTAGCTAACATCTGATTACGCAATGTTTGTTCTTTCATTGCGGCCATTTTGTTTGCTATTGCGTCTAGTCCTGAACTGACATTTTCTACAGGGACCGTCTCTGGTTGGAGATTAGGTTTGTCTAACACTTGTGTTTCCACTTAGTTTCCTTTCAAGTTTGGGGGTCTTCTTTTTCCAGATTGGCGTTCTGAAGACTTACCACTCTATTCTTTAGATAGGCTGCTCTTTTTAGCGACCTAACAAATTCATCTATGCCTGCCAATTGATTGGCTACGGCTACCCTTTGTGCATTATCTACTTCAGTGTGTCCTGCTATATCAGCCAACACATCAATGCGTTCAAATTTGAACTGATGCACAAACTGTGCAAAGTCCTTGTTCTTCAATAGATTCTCTGCACTACTACCAATTGATTTGACCTTGTCCTGCTGTGCAGCGGTCATTGTTTTAATGTTATTCAAATCAGCCACAAGGCGATTGTTATAACTTTCTATAACTTCATCCAATATCATTTCAGTTCCAGTTTGTGTAGTTTATTTATAATTATGTGCCATATGCCTTGGCTTTGTGCTGCGATAACAAGGCAACACCTTCCAGCTGGCTGGCAGCAGTGGTGCCATTCACTTCAGCTTCAATCTGATCAGCACGCACATTGTCCAGTCTAGCACCTGCCAGTTTCTTCTGTTCATCAGGATCAGGCTGTTTGTTCTTGGCAGCTTCTTGTGCCTGTTGTATCATTTCCAACACTTCCTCATCGCTAGGCAAGTAAGCATTGGCTTCTTTCACGCCCAGGGTGTAAAGCATATCTTCGTATGGCTTCTTGATCTTGACAAACGCTGCTGGTGTTAGAGCACCTGAGGCCACACCTGCTGACACTTCTGCTGCCAATTGTGTTTGGCATTGCTTGATGATCTGCAAGCGTTGTAATGCATTTTCTTCACTACGCATACCTAGAGCCAATTCAATTCTAATGGTATGACGCTCATTGAAGTTCATATCATCAAAGGCCAAGTAATCAATGAATTCAGCTTTCTTTTCAGGATTGAATTCCTGTGCCAATTTCTTGACACCGTAGTCATCGCCGTATTGAATCAAGGTTCGCCAGGTGAGCCATATGGCGTCCTTCAATCCCTCCGCACAGTTCTTGACTGTGTTATCTTGTATAATCTGGTTAGGAGTCAGTGCCAGGCTCAACTTGGCTCCTGAGTTGCCTGGTTCCATAACCTGCGGATTGAACACATCTGATGGTGTTGTCATACCTACCATTGCCATAGTGTCTTGTTGCATTCTGTTCATCGCCTGATCAATAAACGCAATGTCTCCTGCTGGCGGGGGCAATGGGTAGATGTCTTTCTGTGGATCAAATTTGCTGTCAAGAATAAAGATAGCACTTTCGCCATCCTGTAGCATTTCCCAATCCAGTCTGTCTGGCTTGACGCCCAGTCTTGGTGTGGCTGTAAGTAGGCCCAACTGCAATTGTGCTCTATGACCTGAAGTCATATACTCTTGCATAGGTATAACACTTTCAGCAATGCTCATACCGTAAAAGTTTTGTGCAAGCGGTTTGGGGCACATATTGGCCACAGGAATAAATTCAACTTCTCTTGCACTGATCACATACTGACCTGAATAGATCAGTTCAACCAATTCTAATTCGCCATCGCCGTCAATGTCATAACGGTTCCATACTGTGAGCACAGTGACCTGTCTTGCAGCACTTTCTTGGCTGGCATAGCCCATACTTGGCAAGCCATTGATAGGCACTGAGTCTCTAGCGTGTAGGGCCAAGTTGTTCAACAGTGATCCTGCTTGGTATGAACCCACATTTGAATACTGTGCAAACTTTTCAAACTGTTCCATATCCACATCAGGATACAGTTCCATTACTTCTTGTATGCTCATTGGCTTGTAGTAGCCGCAGAATGGTTGTTCTTGTATGTCAATCACTGTAGGATCGCACATCCAGTAGTGTTGTGCAATAGGACGGAACTTGATGTTTAGGTTGTAGCCTGTGAGTTTGTATTTGGCTTCATATATGGTGTTTCTTGCTATGCTGTCTTGCACCTGTGAGGCCATATTCTTCTTTCAGGATCTGCATCATCCAATTCAGGCACGGCACCTTCACTGGTGGTGTCTGCTAGACTTCTGGCACGATTCATCATTTCATCCATAGCAGCTTCAAAGCCCTGTGTCATTCCTGACTGCTTGATGCCTGAACTTTCCAGTTCAACCTGTGCCATATCAACACTAGTCTTTCTACGACTCTGACGCAACACAGTAAGGCCACTTTCTCTAGCCTGCTGTTCAAATGCTGCCAATTGGTCTTTGGTGCCTGATGTGGTCACATAACGCACAATTTGTTCTCTGTGCGGTGCTACCAACATCTGTCCGTTCTTGTGCAGCACAGCGTCCATAATCCAGTGCTGCATAATAAAATGTGGGTCGTTGTTCTGATTCAACAGTTTATGAACCATATTGGTTGCTTGTCTAGCAGCAGTGGCATCGTCTTCGTTGTCTGGCACAAATTCAAAGTTGATTTCGCCGTTGGGCAAGAGACCTTTTGAAATAACTGCTGTGGCATAATCTACCACTGGCTTGACCACAGGATGAATGTAATCAATGCCTGACACAGGAGCAGTAGATTCATTTACTGCCAGCACAAGATAGTGATAGTCACTGGTTCTATTGATGTTGTTTTTTGTTGCCAGCAATCTTAGATTAGCAGCACACTTCTGATCCAGGATGCTTTTCATTTTTACAAAACGCTGCATCACGGCTGTGTGACCGTTTAGGTTTTCTACTACTACATTTTTCAAGTCAAGCATATGTATTTCCTGTTGTATTGTTTATTTATACGGTGGTGCCATCCACGCTCCAAGGGCGTTTCCAAGCTGGCTTTTCACCTGTGTTGTTTAATGCTGCCTGATGTTGTCTTACATTGTGTTTGGCAGTTTCAAACCTGGCTCTGGGGCTGCGACCATCCCAGGGTTCTGCTATGCCTTGCAAGCAGGCCAAGAGTCCATACCTTGCACTATCAATACAGTCATCAGGATCACTGAATCTGCCTAGGTTATCTACATAGTAGTTTTGTGCTTCACGCAAGAACTCCACACAGTTTTCATTCACTTGGAAACTGCCAAATTCCAGCATTTGTCGCATAGTGTTGATACCAAAGCTTTTGTGATTGGTTCTACGCCCTTGTTCATCTGGCGGGTTCATAATGGGTTCTGGTATCACATTGAGTCCATACTGTTCAAACAATTGTCTAATGCTGAGTGCGTTCATTGTGTAGCGTCCTGGTGTGACCGCATCTGGTGGCAACACAATTGGTGTGCCAAACACTTCAGGTCGCATCAAGTGATTGATGTAATTGACAGGGTTGGCTTCTTCTGTGCCTTTGACAACTATCTGTGTGTGCAACCAGGCCTGTTGTTCTTCAGGATCCCAGTAGATTAGACTAATAACAGTTTTGTCATTGACAAGCCCCAAGTCCAAGCTAATAACCCTGCATAGACCACTAACATTATTGAAACTGTAATCGCCACTCTTGTAAGTGGGCCAATTACGCAGTTGGAATACTGCTCCTTTACCCATAACGGGAATGCCATTACGCCTAGCGTCACGCTCGTGAGGAAGATAATCACGCTCAAGCTGCCTACGAGTTTCAGCAAGAAGAAAAGGCTCGCCCCAAGGATCGTATTCTGGAACATCATCCCAAGATACTCTAATATGCTCATAGCCTTCCTCCTGATGCCAAAACTTGCTTACTAGGCCGTTCAAGCCTTTTAACGGTGTAAATGAACATAACACTTGTCCTTGTGTGGTTGCTGTTCTAGTGACTATTTCACTGAAGAAGTCGTCTGGTGGCTGTTCATCAAACACAGCCAGGTTCAATTTGAAACCCTGCATCTGACGCACTTCCTGTGTGTAGTTGGCAAACAGCAAATAACTGTTTGCACCTGATGTGTGTTTGATTTCCACGCCTAGGCAGTTGGCACCATCATTACGCATTGTTTCAAACACTATGCAGTTTCTGGGTATGGCACCTGTGCCTATGCTGTCCAGGATCTTGATGTCCTGTGTGCCCAGCAGTTCATTTTGTAGAACCATAGCCACCTGACTCCAGCCTTCACCTGCTACCATAGCTGTGATAGGTCGGTTGATCCTGGTGCCGTTCCACCAATCTGGATAACGACCTGTTAGATGCATTGCTGTTTCATAACAGGTTGAAACTGTTTTACCAATACGGTTGGCTGCAATGATTCCTCTACGCTCGCTGTTGCCAGTGCCAAAGAATCGTTTCTGATAGTCAAAGGGTTTGAAGTATTTGAGTTGGTTGAACCGCATATCTTCTGATACGGCAAACACCAACTCCTGTAGGCTATCCACAGTGGTCTTGGGCAGATGCACTAGGTTGTTGGGTGCCAGTCCGTGTTGATCACACACATAGCGTAAGGCACGCCTGGTTAGAACTGCTGAGTCTAACACGGTTAGTCCTGTGTGGGCAGACCAGCTTTGACCAGGCTGATGTGATACAGGGCCTCTGCTAGGTCTGCTATTTCTTGTGTGTTCAGTCGCCAGGTTTCTGGTCTTGACACATCCACGCCATCACGCTTGTCTAGGCCAGCCTGCAGCCTTTCTGCTGTGAGTCTTAATATGTGTTCCAACTGTCCTGGAAACTTGATAGCAAAGCTTTCTCTATGTGCCGCATTGACCTTCTGCATAATTTTGATTTCAGCAGTTTGTCTAGCGGCCAAGTTTTGCTGTTCAGTCATCACACAGCCCAAGGGTTGTCAATGATGGCATTGTCGCTGGCCACAAAGTCTCTGTCAATCCAGGTGTCCCAGTAGTTGCTCTTATTGACTTTTTGTTTTTTCATAAACGCCTGCAGTCTTGTGCCTAACGGTGTCAGTTTGCCTTGACCGTCTCTGATGATCTGTTCGCCTGTTCTAGGATCAATCCACACAAACTTTTCTGGTTGCTTTTGACCAAACTTGTTGATCTTGGTGCCCACTGCTCGCTTGGCTACTGGGCCTAGCACTTCATATGTGATAGTGCCGTTCATATACTTGCGGAACACAACCTGTGCCTTTTGATCTCTTGCACGCCATTCTGGATCAGGATGTGGAAACACACTGGTGCCAAACCTTGTGACTTCTGGACCTGCTGCATCAATGGCAGGATCTCTAGGACCCAGTTCTTTGAATGGTTCTTCAGGAATAAGTTCTACCTTGTCTAGATAAGGGTTCTCTGTGCCTACCACTTCTGTGGGCGGTGTGCCACCATTGAGCACATCCATAGCCACTTGATACTTGAACTTGTTGCTACGGCCTTTCAAGCTTAACACATAACCTGTTTGGTCATACACAAAGCGTTGCAGTTCCGTTGCAGTGGGAAAGTC